TCACGAATCACTTAAAACACATAAAGCATTTAACCCGAAGGGTACAAGCCGCAAGCTTGTTTAGGGACCCTATATAAGGAGGTTTAACAGAATCTCTCATCCAACAAGTTGGCGAACATAGTATCATCTAGTTCCGCCAAGTTGTGGACGCAAGTTCTGCGTAAATAATCCTCCATAGCCAACTGTTCCTCTGGACTAACCCCAAAACAATAATGGTAAGCCCGTCTGATTTCGTCACTAGTGTTCATTTCTTCCACACTAATACGTTTAGCCAACTCAGACAATTTTCGACGTCTACCTCTAACGTCTTCAGACCAGTAAGTGGCATCGGAACCCAGGCCGAGATCTTCGGCCATTTTATACTCAGTGTCGTTATCAAAGCGAATATTTGCGCTCAACACTTCAGGTCTCGATAGAATAGCGGCTGCCATACTTTTGACCACAGGTACATCACGGCACCATGCTAGCTCGCTAAGACATTTTGATTTCAATAAACCGTTACGATAGGCCTGATTAGGGCATCTCGTAACAGTGTGGCCTAGCCGCATAAGAACTCTGCCCGGGGCCCGCATGCTCTTGAAAACAATGCGGTCGCCATGTAGAACTGGCAGTAACCAACGGCTGCAGAATTGCGGCGCCGTTCCAGGCTCGCTTAAATAGTTACGCTGAACATCTAGGTTATGGCCTATCTCTGTGGAGACGGCAACCATTTGTAGCCTTAAAGCGTCGATGTCTGCGTTTGGCCCGACGACCAAACCATCATCGCCTGTGAAACGGGCGAAAAACCGGTCACGAGTAAGATTAGATCTAGATAATGCAGTTAAATAAACGGACATGTTGAGTATTGTATTGCCCAGAGTAGTGTCCATGTCACCGGAAGCCACGCTTCCAAGGATATGGAAAGTCCATTTGCCTGCATAATCCGATAGTAAGCTTCCTTTTGACCCAGCAACTTTACAGGTGGTGAATTTTCGAGTTTGAAGGAGTTGAAGAAACTCGTACCATCTTTCGTTGCCATCAAGGGATTCAGCTATTAGACTTTGAAATACGTTACCTAGCAGTTCATAACATCTAACAACTGTGTTCTTCGTGAGTTGAGTGGTATGGCCGTCAAAACGACTGTAGTCCATCGTTAAACAACTTAGTCCTATAAGATCGTTGTTGACAACAACCTTGTGGTTTGATAGGTCTTCAGCTATTGCTTCTGGTTTATAATACGGTCCATACTCAGCGAATAAACTTGATGTCAGTTTTCCTAGCGTGGCGGTAATGCCCACGCATCCCAGTTTAAAAGCTACATTCCTATTACTAATAGCCCTGGGATCTTTTACCTTAGCGGGGTAATCAGCCCCTGGTAAGACAATACCACAAAGTTCCAATTTTGGTATTATTTCCACATCACTTGTTATGGATCTTATTTGCAGGTCCACAACTTCTTTCTCCTGATAGAATTTAGTTTTCATATTACCGTGATAAGTGGAAATCCATTCCTCGAAAGTCTGCAGAGAGGAATGCTTTAGGTCCTGGCGACCTTCGTCGTGGAAAGCGACGTTGACGTTAGCTTCGAAAGCTGAGAAAATATCTTCTTGCGTTTCATACCTCTGTTGAGAATAATCCAACCCTTTTGTACCAAGCTGCCGTCCGATGAACGCTCTAGCGGCGTGTTTCGGACAAGGGCAGAAAGCGGTTGGTCGCTGGGCGAAAGAGGGGCCTATTTGGTAAGTGTATCCCCTATGGTATTCTGCACAGGGTAAAAGATCGAAACAACTAGATTTTGACATGTCAACTACTGCTACATTCACACTACCGGAATGAGCTTCATACTGTCTGACCAGCTCCCTGGAGCATTCAGACCTAGAGGTGCACATGATAAGATTGTCCGGCATTTTAAGATCAGTAAGTCCGTAACAAGTACGGGGAAAGTGTTTGTGTAACACAGCCTGATCGACCTCACATAATGGTTTGCTGGGCGCAAACCAGTTATCCCTTCTAAATTTCTCCCATAACATTCCAATTTTAACTGGGTCAAAACGATGCTTGCATTGCCATCGTAACGACCATTCTGCGTCAATAATTAGTTGTTGCGAAGTGTGGGTCGATAAACCGAAATGTAGGAGGTGGTGAGGAGCGGCGAAACAGATCCATACTGGAACAGTAGAAACTAATGACATACTGAGAACTGTTTCTTCTTTAAATTTTGATCTTATGACTTCACCTATAATCGCTTGCCTAACTTGAGTACTAACCTTTGTTTCTTGGTTTATCAGACCAGCTCTATGCAAAACCATACCTATGCTGATAGGTATACCAACACTCCCAGGTCCAGCCTTTAAATCGGCTCCAGGACCTACATAGATACCAACAGGACCGGCGAAAACCAAGTCGTTTGGGTCTATGTTCATCTCTTTCAACTTGTCGTAAGCGGCTAAGACTGAGACAGCCGATCTGGACAGACAAGGTTTTGGGTAGGTTGGTGTTTCTTGCTCTTCTTCTTCGTGTCCACTATCGATATTGGAAGTGGTTGCCTCTGAGGAGACGCTTTCGAAGGAAGTGAAATCGGTTATTGTGCTCATGTTATCGTCGTTTGTCAAAAATGTAGTTGCGTCAGTTGAGGCGGAAGAGTCGCTGTTCGTCTCTACGATTCCGTCTACCCAACTGGAATAATCAAGATCCGTATTCGCCAGGAAACGGATCAAAAGATAGCAAAAGACTAAACAACGAGCTAATTCATCATCATCGCCCGGTAAGAGGTCATCAGAGGGCTCTGCTTCACAGATGGTGCCCTCGGCGCGATGTGAGACGTTGTTTTCCTGAATTGAGTTTCCAACTACCCAATCTATGTAATGATCATCAATCTGCTGATTTATTTTGTCAGCTGTCTTTTGTTTCGGCGAACATTTGACAACGTTCTCCCGAACTTCTCCAGAATGTTGAGCGGTTTGATCCGTTTGAGTGGAGGAATCACACGATTTCCGCGTGCTTTTGGTAGAACCTGCATGGGGCGGTTCACGAACAGCCTTGTGAGAAGGAACGGACTTAGCTGAGCCCGTTGTGACCTTGACTGGCACTGAGGTTTTGAGAGGAACTTTCTGCATTGTCCTTTTCAACTCAAAAACGCTAACTTTGTAAGTGCCGGCAGAAGAGACAACCATGTATTTGTTTATAATGTTCATAAAAGAAGAATTACTGGTGTCATTCAAGGTACCGTGTTCATATCTGTGTTTATTGCCTTTTAACAGTATATTTATTTTCCAATCGCCGGCTGAATCTTTCGATTTCTCTAGAGTGCCCTCGTCTCTGGGTATAAAGTCAGGGAACAAAGCGGGTAGAGAGTGAGTGCCAGCTACCAGATCCGAGTAGTCATGTTCACAGGAAACTATTATAGTACGTTTCCCAACTAAACTCCGTCTACGTTGCAATTCCATTAAGTCTTCAACACAATAATAAATGGAATCTGTGAAGAGCAACAATAGAGTATCATCCCGTGCGGTGGCTCGCACAAATTCGGGATCCTGCATAAAAGGTAACAGGGAATACTCTGGTAGAAAGGTTTGACGGTCTTTCAAATTATTTTTCCGTCGTAACCTATCGCCTGGGACGCTGTCTATACAAGGCATGTAAAGGCGAGCGTAATGACCATATTTGTGTGAACCAGGAGTGTTAGCCAAATGCCCTCCGATATGATGCGTTATAGTCTTAAACTGTTGTTCCAACAGTAAGCTAACGGCTCGGGCGTGTGATTGTAGAATATCACGGGCGGCTTTCAACACTGGGTGACCTGGTTTGTTCCTATCGCATCGATCGTCGAAAACTAGTTCTGGAATTGGAATATTACTATAAGGGCCTTCGTGCACCTTTATACTAGCCCTGACAGCACTACGCAGGTCAGGATCGAATATTTCTGTTTTCTGTTTCTTGCCGATGTGCGCTTCGAAGCATATGCGTCCGAAATTGAAAGAGCGTGGTACTGGTCTGGCAGCTAACACGCCTGGTCTATGACGAAGTTTCTTAGGAACTAGAAAAGAAGAGCGAAAGTTGTTTTTGTCTTCTTCATTGATCACGGAACCGATACGCCCTCTAGCATATCTTTCGATAGTGGAGATTTGCGCTGATATACCGTCAGGAAAACGAGAACTGAGATGAGAGTTCTGTGAGTAAGTGGATTTTCTACTGACTTTAGAGTTGATAGTCTTTGCTGATGATTTGCTGTCATGTTTACCAGCGAAATAATCGGCCAACTCGTCGCTGATCGGTTCTATGATAATCTCCTTTTTAGGTGTGGATGATGATTCTACCTCTTCTTCAGGGTAGTACTTAACGGGTTTTCCGGATCCAACCAAAGGAGGTGGAAGGGCTTTTACCTTCGCAGTTTTAGTAGTTTTGCTTGATCCAACAAAACGTCCTGCGGCTTTCCTGGGGTACGATGGCACGTACGACAGTTCTCTTTTGGCTTCTTCCCAAAGAACCTTTGGATCTTCAGAGAACACAAAAGGAAGAGAAAACATCATGGCCTTCTCATGTGCTGTGGGCTTAAACTTTGCCACATTGAAGAAGATTTCGGATGAGTGACCAGTGTGACGGATTTCCCAGATACCGTCGCGTGAGCCATCTACATTCTCATCTTTAGAATAGATCGTTTTAGTAATTTTGTTGAAGCGAGACATCGCTTTTTGCATGTTAA